CCAAGCACTCCTACAACTCAGCCAAATTGGACTGCAATTTGACGAGAGCAAATCGCAGAACCCTTTTGCGTATTATACTGCCGCTATCACTAATAGCTTTACTCGTGTCCTAAACATCGAAAAACGTAATCAAAACTTACGTGATGATATCTTGGAAATGAACAACTTGAATCCCAGTTACACACGTCAAGGTCAAAGTTCTGGTGGAAGTGGGTCTAGCTATTACGACGAGTAAGATGTTATACTAGCGAGATGACTAACCTATTTAAAAAAGCCGCAGTTTTTACAGATATACATTTTGGATTAAAATCAAACAGTCAATTACATAATGAAGACTGTTTGAATTTTGTAAAATGGGCCACAGCCAAGGCCCGGGAAGAAGGCTGCGAGACTGCAATGTTTTTAGGTGATTGGCACAATAATCGTGCCAGCATCAATATTGTTACACTCAATTATAGTCTCAAGGCCCTGGAGCATTTAAATGGAAATTTTGACAAAGTGTATTTTATTCCTGGAAATCACGATCTCTATTATCGTGACAAGCGTGATATACAAAGCGTGGAATGGGCACGTCATCTCCCCAATGTGGAAATATGTAACGATTGGTTTAACAGCGGTGATGTCATTATTGCTCCATGGCTTGTGGGCGATGATCATAAGCGAATACCTAAGTTAAACGCCAAATATATGTTTGGGCATTTTGAGCTACCGCATTTTTATATGAATGCCATGGTACAGATGCCGGACCATGGTGAAGTTAAACGTGAACACTTTGGTAACTTTGAGCATGTGTTCACAGGACACTTTCATAAACGACAAAGCCATAAGAACATTACTTACATCGGAAATTGCTTCCCCCATAACTATGCAGATGCTGGAGATGATGAGCGTGGCATGATGATATTAGAATGGGGTAAAGAACCTGAGTATCATGCTTGGCCCGATCAACCACGCTATCGTGTGCTGGGGCTAGGCGCAATACTGAATAACCCCGATGATATACTTAAACAAGGCATGCATGTACGTGTCAACTTAGATATCGACATTAGCTACGAAGAAGCAAACTTTATCAAAGAAACATTTATTGGGCAGTATAAACTTCGTGAAATTACGTTAATTCCACAGAAAAACACAGACATAGAACAATACGAAATACAAGGTAATGTGGCATTTGAAAGTGTAGATCAAATTGTCACTAACCAATTAACGGCAATTGCCAGTGAGCACTACGACAATAAACTATTGCTCGACATATATAGAAACTTGTAAAATACACTAATGTTTAAAATAAAAACTTTGTCGGTTAAAAATTTCATGAGTGTGGGTAATGCTACACAAGGCATAGACTTTGATCGCCGCGATTTGACACTGGTCTTGGGCGAAAACTTAGACTTGGGCGGAGATGACAGCGGTGCTCGTAATGGTACAGGTAAGACTACTATTATCAATGCACTGAGCTACAGTTTGTTTGGGCAAGCACTGACTAACATCAAAAAAGATAATCTTATCAATAAAACTAATACCAAAGGTATGTTGGTTACAATCGACTTTGAATGTGACGGTCAAAGTTATAGAATTGAGCGTGGACGCAAACCCAATGTACTTAAATTTTACATAGGCGACAACGAGTTAGAAAGCAAGGACGATAACAGTCAAGGCGACAGTCGTGAAACACAGCAGGAAATTGAACGATTGCTTAATATGAGTCACGATATGTTTAAACATATTGTGGCATTAAACACATACACAGAACCGTTTTTAAGTTTAAAAGCCAATGAACAACGTACTATTATTGAACAGTTGCTGGGTATTACCATGCTTAGTGACAAGGCAGAAGCACTTAAAGAGCAAAACAAAACCACAAAAGATGCTATTCAAAAAGAAGAATTTAGGATCAAAGCTGTGGGCGATGCTAATAAACGTATACAGGATCAAATTGATGCCTTAGTACGCAGGCAAGTATTGTGGCAGCGTAAAAAAGAAGAAGACTGTGGAGCATTGCAGGCGGCATACGATCAGCTAGCAGAACTAGATATCGAAGCAGAACTAGATGCACACAAGGCACTGGCTGTATACAATGAAAAGTCTAAGAAAATTGTAGAACTAAATCGTTGGATCAAGCAGTGTGAAACTGACGAACGCAGAGAAACAAAACTAGTAGAGCAGTTAAAAGCAGAAATCGCTAGTTTGGAAAATCATACTTGTCATAGTTGCGGGCAAGCGTTTCACGATGATAAACAAGAAAAGATATTAGAAGATAAACGTAAAACTCTTCATGAGACTGCATTACAAGCATTGAGTACAAATACTCAATGGACAGAGCATACCACTGCACTGTCAGTGTTGAGTGAGTTAGGAGATAAACCCACTACATTTTATGCCACAGAATCCGATGCATTCGAACATCGTAGTAGCATGGGATCAGTTTTAACACAGTTAACTGGTAAACAAGCAGAAGCGGACCCCTATGCAGATCAAATCAAAGACATGCAAGAAACTGCTGTTGAAGAAATTACGTACGACACTATTAATACCTTAACAAGAATTAAAGAACATCAAGAGTTCTTACTTAAACTATTAACCAACAAAGATAGTTTTATTCGTAAAAAGATCATTGATCAAAATCTAAGTTACTTAAATGCAAGATTAGGATATTACCTGGATCGTATTGGGTTACCACATACTGTTAAATTTCAAAACGACTTAACTGTCAGCATCGAAGAACTTGGTCGTGAACTAGACTTTGATAATTTAAGTAGGGGTGAACGTAATAGACTTATACTTTCTTTGTCTTGGGCGTTCCGTGATGTATGGGAAAGCCTATATCAACCCATTAACTTGTTGTTCATTGACGAGTTAGTTGACAGCGGTATGGATGCCAGCGGTGTTGAAAATGCACTGGCTATACTTAAGAAGATGAGCAGGGAAGGCAAAAAGTCTGTTTGGTTAGTAAGTCACAAAGACGAGCTGGCAGGCCGAGTCAACAACATTCTCACCGTTGTAAAAGAAAACGGATTCACAAGTTATAACACAGATGTCGAAATTGTTTGAAACTGTTAGAGTATTACACTTAGAGCCCACTGATGTATGTCAAGCGGCTTGTCCACTATGCGCTAGAGAAACTGATCCATTGTTCAATAAAGAACATCAGCATTGGTTGTCAGTTGCCGACATTAAACGTATATTGCCTGAAAAAGTTATCTATAGATTAGATAAAATGTTTATGTGCGGTAATTATGGAGATCCTGCAGCCGGTAGAGAAACGCTAGCAATATATGACTACTTCAGAGAAGTTAACAGTAGCATTGTGTTGGGTATGAATACCAACGGGGGCATAAAAGCATCGTGGTGGTGGACTGCGCTAGCAAAAAGATTACATCAACCTGAAGATTACGTTGTATTCAGTATAGACGGATTAGAAGACACCAATCACATTTATAGAAAAAATGTAGTGTGGGATAAAGTGATGGACAATGCCGAAGCGTTTATCAAAGCAGGCGGGCAAGCACACTGGGATATGTTGGTCTACGAGCATAACGAACATCAAGTCGACGATTGTGAACAATTAGCAAAGAGTCTGGGATTTAAATGGTTCAGAACCAAAGTTAGCAAAAGGTCCGCGGGCACTGTTAATTGGCTAAGGTCTCCAAAAAATTGGAGCAGTCCTCTAGTAGATTCGGGATCTATAGAATGTTTTAGGAACAAAGAACAAAGCATTTATATCAGTAGTCAAGGAAACATAGCTCCTTGTTGCTGGTTAGCACACGATCCCTCTATAAAATTAGACGATTTTGGTACCATATCCGCAAATTGGAATACAGATTTATGCAACGATACATGTAAAAAAACATGTACAGTTAACAATAACGGAACAAGTTTTACTAATCAATGGACAAGATCTATTAAATTTTAATAAACCGGAAACAAGGCATAATTATGTTACATGACATGGATTTATCAAGGAACCCCAATAGATACCCTACCAGAAGACTGCGTGGGCTTTGTCTATTTGATAACAAACAATGTCTCGGGCAGAAAATATATCGGTAAAAAACTAGCAAAATTTGCAAAAACAACTTATAAAGTAGTAAAACTGAAAAACGGAACTAAGAAAAAGAAAAAAATTCGAAGTAAAGTTGACAGCGATTGGCAAGAATATTATGGCTCAAACGATCAATTAAACAAAGACGTAGCAACACTAGGCAAAGAAAATTTTACCAGAGAAATTATATTTTACTGTAAATCAAAAGCAGAATGCAGTTACATAGAAGCAAGAGAACAATTTAGACACCAAGTCTTAGAATCAGCAGATTATTATAACGGACAGATTTCTGTTCGTGTCCATGGCTCCCACATCAGAGACAAACTCTAACTCAACGTCAGTATAAGGCTAGCACAGGCTAATGTCGTGTGCCCTAAACCTGGATCTTGGATCGCAGGGATGGAATCTTCTTGTCGCTGAAACAAGTACTCAATCACTACCCGAAAGGATGTTGACTGGTTAAATGCCCCAGTTTGATTGTTTGAATAGAATTTTATGGCTGAAAAGACGCATGAGTGATCATGCACGGTTAGCAGTACGCTAGTATGTATGTGTTAACCCGCCGTTGTGATAAAGACTGAGCTCGAGGTACCGGACAACCGCCTCTGCAACTGCTCTAATACTAGTGACTGTTCCGAACTCGGATGAAGCAATCTTTGCCCTGTGCGGGCAAAGTGTGACTGAGGAATCTGGATGAAACTATTATCGCTTCGCTCTTAAGAAAGAAAAATATCACCGAGCGACAGCGACAGTGATGGACTTGCGTAGCAAGTCTTAGAAGAATGGCAATCCTGTTTCTTTAACAATATCTAGATTTTCACTAATCAATGAATTGATAAGTTCTCTATCACTGTAACTAGTCGTCCATGCTTCTTCCAATGACATACCACCTCTCATATACCAACATAGCTTAATCAATGATTTCTTTAAGGCTTTTGACTCTTTTTCTAAGTTTTCAATCAATTCAATAACTTCTTCATTACTTAAAGTCAAAAGCCTTAGCCGAAAAAACTCGATAACTCAAATCTTAATGGCGCTGTGTAATCTTTCATACATGGTTCATTATCGCATCGCACTGGTATATTTTTTAATGCATCAGCATCACCAATGCTATTGATTCTATCTCTGATAGCATGCCAAACAGGCCTATCGCAGTTTGCGAAAAATTCTGCAAGTTGAGCAGGGTCCGATACAACAACACCGTCAGGCATTTTTATCCCTGATACATTATTGGACACTTGTTTTACAGTCATATCTAATACACTGCGAAATAGTTGATTAAATTTTATTAGTTTTTCAGTCTCGGAGATAGCATCATTTTGTACAACAGATAGTAATCGTTGTTCCTCATACGATTTCATACTGGCTCGGTTAAAGTCCAAGAAATTTAACGGTTTTAAATAAATTTCTAAATCAGCTACGGTTACAGGAGTATCAAAATCTGGACATTTGATTGTGTTTAGTAAAAATTGAAGATCCGCTGCATGTTCATTTTTGCTCCCGCAATGCGGGCAAACACTAACAAATTCCATACGGTTTCCGTAAGTAGCGATCCTGATAGCTATCAGTATAGTATCCAAATCTGTACTGGGAATTTTCCAAGCATCTGTAATTGCAGGGCAACAACTTTGAATTACATCCACTGTACTTTGTCCATTTAATAGTGCGTCGGGCGTTTTAGTGGCCAATTCGTCTCTAGCGGTCATGGCATAAACTGGTAATTCTCCAGTTACTGGCAATTCAATGCCGCCGCCCCACCATTTGCCGCCACTGGGCAATTTTAAGTGTAATTGGGGCTGTCTGAAGTATTTTGTTAACGGGTTTGTTTGAGTTTGATCCACCATATTTTGATTCCAATAAATATACTATACTTATCTGGATTCCGACCCGATTTTAAATTATGAGCGATATTGACCCAACCCAAATACAAAACCTGATGAATTCGTTAAATTTAACGAGCGCTCAAGCAGAAGATGTTGCAAGAGCATTGAACCGTTTGGGGCAATCTTCTCGCGGGGCGGCATCTGCGGCAGATGCACAACGAGACGCATCCGGTCGTCTTATCAGTAGCTACGACAGTTTAAAAACTGGATTCGGTGGTCTTGGACAAGGCATTGGTAGTGCGGCTTCGAATATCAATACTTTGACATCCAGTGTGGGATCCACACGTGAAATGTTCATGGCATTGATACCTAGTATTAATTTTGCACATGACATATTTAATAAACTGGTTCTTTCCACTGGCGGGTTCGCCAGTGCGCTAACAAAAGCCATGGAGGGTATACCATATTTTGGCAGCATTGCTAGCGGCATGAGTGCATCCGGTGATATATTTAAAAAAGTGATCATGGCTGCAGGCGATATTGCTTTTACTGCGGCCAAAAATCAAGTTACAGAAACACAAAAACTAGTAAACGAATTTAAATCTCTAGCAGATGCAGGTATAACATTTGGCGGTAGTTTTACAACGGCAACGGCAGCGGCACATGCTGCCGGGGTTAGCATGGAAACATTTGCATCTTTCGCGTCTAGAAGTGCTGCCAATTTAGCCTTGATTGGCACAAGCTCGCAATCAGCCGCTGGTATGATTATGAAAATGGCAAAAGATATATCGCCGGGTTTGATGGACATGTACGGTAGTATGGATAATTTGGCAAGTGAAATGGCAAATTATGTTGCCCTACAGACTGGCTTGGGCATCGATGCAGTTAAAAATCAAAAAGAACTCGAAGCTGGTGCCAAACGATATCTATTAAATGAAAAAGAAATGAGTAATTTAACAGGTAAAAAAATAGATCAACTGCGTTCAGAAGAAAAACAAAGACAACAGAGTGCAGCATATCAATTGAAGATGCAAGAATTAGATGAGGCGGGCAGAGAAAAACAAAGATTTCTTCAAGATACACTTACTAAAAAGTTTGGAGAACTGGGTAACAAGATGGCCATGAATCTACTAATAAACGGTGAGGCATCGCAGGGAAATCCAGAACTTATGCGACTACAGGGATTGACACCCGAGATATTTGACGTAGCCAATAAAATGGCAAGTACTCGCGATATTGTTGATCCTGATACTTTTAAACGAAATATTGGGCAAATAATGTCCGAGTCAGCGGACATTATTAACCAGGGAATTAAAAACTTACAACCTTTACTCAATTACGCAGCGTCCGGTGTGGGTCCAGACATACTTAGGCAATTAAATACATTGCTTGCACCTATAGTAGCGTCTGGCAGTGAACGAGCAAATTTTTCAACCGCAGTCGAGGATTCTTTAAAGAATTTTAATACATCAATGACTAATTCTGGAAGCGTGGTCGACACAATGACTAGGCAAATAGAAGGAATGAAAGTAGCACTCGAAAATGTAACTACAAGCAACTTGGACATGGTAAAGGACGCAATCGAACTTGCTAATAGTTTACTGGCGCCCGACGGTGCATATTATAAAGCACTGGGCACTGCAAGAAAGTTATTCTCGGCTATCGCAAATCCTGGCGATATTGAAAAATGGTCGG